TCTTTTAGGTGATAATCCATCAACTGCTTTGATTTCTATGAAAGCTACTCAATTAAAAATTAGTAGAAAATGGAATTCAATCATGATGGGTATTAAACTAAATGGTAAAAATGGATTATTCACTCCGCCAACATACAGCCACATTTACAATCTAAAAACTGTTCAAATGTCTAATGACAAAGGAACATGGTTTGGATGGGAAGTAACTAAAGTTGGTCCTATATCAGATAAGGGTGTTTACAACATTGCAAAAAGCTTTGCTGAAAGATTAGGCAAAGGTGAAGTGCAAATTAAACACGGATCTGATGAATCAAAAACAGATTCTCCATATTAATCATCTAACGTAAGTTAGATTCCTAGGATTGGGCGTGGAAGCGAGAGTGGAAACGCCCAAGACAATTTATGATAGAGAAATTTAAAAATATATTTAAAGGTTTAGAACGTGCACATGGTTGCACTAAAGTTGGTCCTGCAAACAATAACGGAGAAAAAGTTAAAGGACAATCTTTTGTAGTAAGAGAACCAGTTACAGATGAACTTTGGACAAAACATTTACAAGGCACACAAAGTTTAGGAATAATTCCAATTAACGATGACAATGAATGTGTATGGGGATGTGTAGACATAGATTCATACGCAGGATTTGATCACAAAAAATTAATAGATAAAATAAAACAATTTAATTTACCACTAGTAGTATGTAGGTCAAAGAGCGGAGGCGCCCATGTGTTTCTGTTTTTAGAGAAACCTGTAAACGCAGAAAGAATGAGAGACAAACTTACAGAAATAAAAACACTACTAGGATACGGCGGATCAGAAGTTTTTCCAAAACAAATTAAATTAAAATCACAGGACGACACAGGAAATTTTTTAAATTTACCATACTTTAATGGTGACAACACAACAAGATATGCATTTAAAGAAGATGGTAGTGCAGCAAGTTTAGAAGAATTTTATGGGATCATTAATAATGTAAAACAACTAGATGTTGGTCTCGTAAAAGTACAGAGGCCTCAATCAGAATTTTCTGATGGGCCTCCGTGCATAGAACTTATGTCTATAAATAAAATACCAGAAGGTGGTAGAAATAATGCAATATTTCATTATGGAGTATATGCTAAAAAGAAATGGCCATCAGAATGGAAAAGTAGACTTACTATGTTTAATATATCTGCATCACAATCTCCATTAAGTGAATCAGAAGTAGATATAATTAAAAAACAACACGATAAAAAAGATTGGGGATATAAATGTAATGACACTCCTATGTGTAATTTATGTGATAAAAAATTATGTAAAACTAGAAAGTATGGAATAGGAGAAGAAATAGTATTTCCTGCATTAACTGATTTACAAAAAATTAAATTAGAAAAACCATATTATTATTTAAATGTAGATGGTGAAAGATTACATTTAGAAAATGTAAAATATTTAAAACAACAAAGTTTATTCCAAGAAGCATGTATGGAACAATTAGATTTTAAACCACCAACAGTTAAACCAAAAGACTGGGACATGATTATAAACCCATTGATGAAGAACCACGAACCTGTTGAACCACCAGAAGGTGTAACAACACATGATCAATTAAAAAATCATTTAGAAGAGTTTTGTTTAAACAGACACATTGGATCAGACGTTACAGATCTTAAAAAAGGTGGGGTTTGGACTAATGATGGATATCATCATTTTGTTTTTAGTATGTTTTATAGCAAATTTTTAGTTAGACAAAGATGGGAAATAAATTATCAACGTACAGCACAAATGTTAAAAGATCATTGTAATTGTGATGATAAAAAAAGAGTAGGAAAAGAAAGAGTTTCTGTTTTTACAGTAAAACAATTTGATAAGAAAAAAGATGAATATGTTCAAAAAGAACTAAAACCGAAGGATATATTTTAATGAAATATACAAATATATGTGGAAAAGATTTTAAAACAAAACTTGAAGCTTATAAATTCTTTAGAGGTTTAGTAAAAGAGACAGCTAACAATAGCTGGACAGGTAAAGAGATTCAATTAACAGAGGATACTATTTTGAAAAATTCTCAAGTACAAGATCTTTTTGATAGGTATTTAATAGATTTAAATTGGTACAATAGAAAAACCAGTGGAAATAAAAACATAAATTATGTTTTAATAAAAGATGATTATAATGATTATTGTTTAGGTTTTAAATTTGAAGATGGAACTATCGAATCAGTGACAGCTAAAGATTATTTGACTTGTTTTGGTAAAGGAACAGTATCAGATGAAAAAAGATTTAATTCTGCAATGAGATATGAAGTAAAATATCAATCTGAAAAATATAGACAAAACAATCAACATATAGATGAATGTTTTAATTGTATGGCACCAAGAGAAGCAGGTTTAGATATTGATCATGTTGTTCCTTTTAAGAAGATTGTAGATAATTTTTTTAAGATTCAAAATCGAGATGAATTTATAAAAGGTATTAATAAAAATGAAAAAGGTTTGTATTGGAGATTAAAAGAAGAGCATAGAAAACTATGGTGTAATTACCATGCTGAACACGCTAAATTTCAAATGCTTTGTAAACCCTGTCATTACGCTAAAACTAAAGAGGAGAGATGAAAACAATTGTTTTAGGACCACCAGGAACTGGTAAGACAACTACATTATTAAATAAAGTAGATGATTATTTAAAAGAAACAGATCCAGATAAAGTAGGTTATTTTGCTTTTACACAAAAAGCTGCATATCATGCACGAGATGAAGCAATTAAAAAATTTAATTTAACTGAAGATGATCTTCCATATTTTAGAACATTACACTCATTAGCATTTAGAAAATTAGGACTTAAAAAAGATCAAGTCATGCAACAAAGACATTACAAAGATCTTGGCAAAAAACTAGGATTTCCAGTCTCTTATGCAGAACATCAAGAAGATCATGGTATATTTACCTCTGATAGTGAATATTTACAAATTATACAACTAGCACAACTTAGAAATATTACACCTGAACAACAGTATAATAAAAGAGAACACACACAAGATTTAGAATTAGATAAATTACGCATTATTCATAATGAAATAAAAAGATATAAAAAAGAATATAATCTAATAGATTTTAATGACATGATTTTAGATTTTATAAAATCAGATAAATCTCCAAAATTTGATGTTGTATTTATTGATGAAGCACAAGATTTATCTTTAATGCAATGGGATATGACAAAAACTATTTGGAATAAAACAGAAGACACTTTTATTGCAGGTGATGATGATCAGGCCATTTTTAAATGGGCTGGAGCTGATGTTGATTCTTTTATAGCTTTACAAGATCAAATGATTAATCTTCCATTAATACAATCACATAGAATTCCTATGAAAGTTCATAAACTTGCTATGGGTATTATAAATAGAATTAAACATAGAATAAATAAAAATTGGAAACCTAAAACTAATGAAGGAAATTTACGTAGACATTTTGATGTTGATTCAGTTGATATGTCAAAAGGTGAATGGTTAGTTTTAGCTAGAACAAAATTTATGTTAAAAGAAGTAGAAGACACTTTATATCGTAAAGGTTTATATTATGAAACTAAAAATAAGCGTAGTCATGAGAAAGATCTACAAGAAGCAGCTACAGATTGGGAACATTTGCGACAAGGACAATTATTATCTTATAAACAGGTTGAAAAAATTTCTAAATATGTAGGACAAAATTATTGGGAAAAAGAAAAAATAAAGGGTATGGCTAAAGGATCTTTTTATGGAATAGATCAACTTACAAAAGATTATGGATTAAAAACTAAAAAAGTTTGGTATGAATCGTTAAACGATGCAGGAACAAGAAGAATAGAATATTTAAGAAAGATGAGAGCCAATGGAGAAGCTTTAAATAAAAAACCAAGAATAGAATTATCTACAATACATGCAGCTAAAGGAGGGGAGTCACAAAATGTAGTTCTTTTAACCGATCTTACTAAAACAACTATGGAAGCTTATGAAAAAAATCCAGATGATGAAAATAGATTATTTTATGTAGGTGCAACACGAACAAAAGAAAATTTACATATTATAGAACCAAAACAATATAACAAAGGATTTATTATATGAATGCAGAATGGTGGACTGCCCACAATTGGGATGGTCAAGCTTTTGAACAAATAAAACATTTATCTACTAATCCTTCAATAATAAAATTTAATATGAATGATTATCCTGTAGATTTAAATAATCCTGAAGATTTAAAAAATCTTAAAAAACAAGGATGGTATTTGATAAATGCAGACAAACAAAGAGAAGTAAAAAATTCATTATACAGAATGAGAAAAATTTCTTTTGAAGAACTGGATCAAAGAGATATTGATATATTTAATAAATTAAAAAAGGAAACCAAATAATATGAAGCCATACGACAAACAAATCGGCGGAACACATTATCAGAAATTTAAAATTCAGCCAAGTAAATTTGTAATTGAAAATGAGTTGCTATATCCAGAAGGATGCGTTATAAAATATATTTTGAGACACAGATTGAAAGGAAAAAGACAAGATTTAGAAAAAGCAATTCACTTTATAGAAATGATTATTGAACGAGATTATTCCGAGAAAAAAGATTTTTTAGAAGAAGCAGAGAAAGAGAAAAAAGAACTCGAAGAATCTTACCAAGAATCAAAACGACAAGCCGAAGAACGTAAACCAAAAAATAAACCAAACTCATGGGGAATACTTAAATGATACAAACACCACTTTTTACACCACAAACTGAATGGCTACCACCAGAAACCTTTCCAGATCTATCTAAATATGATGAAATTGCAATTGATCTAGAAACCAAAGACCCTAATTTAAATACCAGAATGGGTTCTGGTTCAGTAGTTAAGAATGGAGACGTAGTAGGAGTATCTGTAGCTGTGCCAGGTTGGTCTGGTTACTATCCAATTGCTCATGAAGGTGGTGGTAATATGGATCGTAAAAAAGTTTTAAAATGGTTTCAAGGTGTATTATCTACACCAGCAACAAAAATCTTTCACAACGCCATGTATGACGTTTGTTGGATTAGATCGCTAGGTTTAAGTATTAACGGTAAAATAGTAGACACGATGATTGCATCGGCCCTAGTTGATGAGAATCAAATGCGTTATGACTTAAACAACTGCAGTAAAAGATACACTGGAAAAACAAAAAGTGAAACAAATTTATATGAAGCAGCTAAGAGTTGGGGGGTTGACCCCAAAGCAGAAATGTATAAACTACCTGCCATTTATGTTGGCGAATATGCAGAAAAGGACGCTGAAATTACATTAGAACTTTGGCAAGAACTTAAAAAAGAAATACTTCACCAAGATTTAAATTCTATTTTTCAATTAGAGACTGAACTTTTTCCTTGCCTCGTCGATATGAGATTTTTAGGAGTTCGTGTAGATATTGAATCAGCTCACCAATTAAAAGAAGAGTTAAATAAAGAAGAAAAAGAATGCCTATTAAAAGTAAAAAAAGAAACAGGAGTAGATGTTCAAATATGGGCTGCACGTTCCATTGCCCAAGTTTTTCAAAAACTGAACCTACCATATGACTCAACTGAAAAAACAAATTCTCCATCATTTACTAAAAACTTTTTACAGAATCACCCCCACCCACTGGTAAAACGAATAGCCCGAGCTCGTGAAATAAATAAAGCCCATACCACATTTATTGATACCATAATCAAACATTCTTACAAGGGTAGAATACATGCAGAAATTAATCAATTAAGAGGAGACAATGGAGGAACGGTAACTGGAAGGTTTAGTTATTCAAATCCAAATTTACAGCAAATTCCAGCTAGGAACAAAGAACTTGGACCTAAGATAAGGTCCTTATTTATGCCGGAGGAGGGCCATACATGGGGTTGTTTTGACTATTCTCAGCAGGAGCCTAGGTTGGTAGTACATTATGCGTCTTTACAGAATCTTTATGGAGCAGGCGAAGTATTGGATGCATATCACGATGGTGACGCAGATTTTCACAGTATTGTAGCTGATATGGCAGAGATACCTAGATCACAGGCTAAGACTATAAATCTTGGTCTGTTCTATGGTATGGGTAAAAATAAATTACAAGCTGAACTAGGGGTATCTAAAGAAAAAGCTGAAGATTTATTTAGACAGTACCACAACAAAGTTCCATTTGTAAAACAACTTATGGATAATGTTATGAGAAGAGCACAAGATTCTGGTAAAATTAGAACTTTACTTGGAAGACTTTGTAGGTTTCATTTGTGGGAACCAAATCAATTCGGGATACATAAAGCATTACCTCACGATCAAGCGCTCACGGAACACGGACCAGGGATTAAAAGAGCTTATACATACAAGGCTTTAAATAAATTAATTCAAGGTAGTGCTGCTGACATGACAAAAAAGGCAATGATAGAATTACATAAAGAAAAAATTATTCCACATATACAAGTACATGATGAATTAGATATATCAGTTAATAATAATGCAGATAGAATAAAAGACATTATGGAACATGCAGTTTCCCTTGAAATTCCTAATAAAGTAGACTATGAATCTGGCCCTAATTGGGGTATAATAAAATAAAAATGGAGGGAACCATGGAAACAATAAATAAACTAGTAGCAAAGGTTATGTCTAGTAAAAAAATACAAATTGGCATAGCTGTTGTTGCAATAATTATAATTTACAATTTAGTAAAATAGTTATGAGTCATGGCTTATTTGAATGCAAACATACCTGTGATGTATTCACAGATCAGGAGAGAATATCTCTACGATCTTAAGGATCATCATGGAGAAGTTGAGGACTGCATTATATTTGGCCTGGCATCGATTACAGGGCGC